ACGAACCTGTACAAGACAATTCTAGTGAATTCACGGATGGTAAATTCAAATGGTATGGTCCAAGTATAACGAAAACAATTGTTCCTAACAAAGCTGGTAAGTTCCCGGTTGATTGGAAATTTGCATATCGTGTTGATTTCTCAGAAAACGATGCAAATGCAATAGGCCACCAAAGTATTAACTTATGTGGGGCTGGCGGACAAAGTATATTCAGTTTTACAATTGAAAAGAATATAGCTGGTACACATGGGAAAATTGGTGTAGTTAGAACAAATGACTGGACAACTAGAGATGAGTTCCAAATGCCAGGCCTTGGCTCACTAAGTGGCTCTTGGGGTAATATGATAACCATTGAAAAGAAAGGCTATACAATTACAATCTCTACACTTGTTAGTCACTATGGCAGCGAAGTTATACCATTTAGTAGAACATATACTCTAAATAAGAAGGATACTGAGTTAAGATCGGTTACTTTCTCCACATTTAGATTCCATAAACAATATCCATCTATATTCTGGAATACAATCTATCAGGCTAAACTTGTTATGTATAACAAATTAAGTCAAAATGGAAGTGTAAATAACGTATTGAATGCTGGTGATACATTGACAATCAATTCTGAAAATGGATCATGTGATATTAATGGAACTCAGAATTGGGATAATGTTGATATCGGATCGGACTTATTATTATTGGATACTGGCGTTCATAAGTTGAGAATCATAACATCATCTTGGGCTCCTATACCAGAAGTTAGTGTAACATATAGGGAAAGGTGGAAATAGCATATGCAACTATTCATATTGAATCGAGATATGAAAGTAGTCCAAGTTGTTTCTAATGATTTGGAAACTGGTTTTTGGATTGATGATACAGGTGGATATGGACAAAAAATTGAAATCGTATCGGGCTGTGTACTGGGTTCATATGATTTTTTAGTGAATGCTTATGCCAAAGAATCAAAGTATCTACAACCTGGAAATCACATAGTATTTAAAGATAAATATTCTAAGGTTCGAATGTATACAATTATGAAAGTTGACGGAGATCAAGAATTACGAGTCTCGTCAGAAGACTGTGGACTTGATTTGATTAATGCATACATCGGACCTTGGGATTTTAGAATGCATGAAATCCGATTACAATCTGCTATGGAATCCGCTTTGGAAGATAGTGGTTGGGAACTTGTACTAGAAAATGTTCCGTGGTCGGATAGAAAGATAGAAACAGAAGGACGGGCGGTTTATTATTCAAACACCGACACTGTTTTAAAACGTCTGGAATCCATTTGTGCATCGTTTGATGTCGAGATGGAGTTTAGTGTTGTATTTGATGGTCATAGTGTTTCTAAAAAGGTAGTAACAGTTAAAGAGACTGTATCAAGATCTAAGTATCCGACTAGACGATACTTTGAAGAGAATGATATAGTTGGTTTATCTGTTACAAAGAGCATCGAATCGTTATATACGGCTGTTGAACCTACAAATGGTGACATCAACATAAGTAACATTGAATATGATGATGGGGACTTCTTTACTGTCAGAGGAGAACGATGGCTTTATGCTAGAACAGCAAATAAAGTATGGTCTCGTTTTAGGATAAACGGTAAAGATGCAGCGTCTAAAGCTGGTTATATACATGCTTACAAGTCATACTCAGATGGCGCTCCAGAATCGGTATTTGCATCAGCTTTATCTGAATTAAAACAGAGTTGTCAACCGCAGTTCTCATATACCACAAATGTATTGGATTTGGATGCAACCGTTGGTGATTATATTCAATTGGTGCAAAAAGACAAAGCTGATCCAGTGTACTTGGAAGCACGAATCATAAGCGTGACAAACCACTATTCAGATCCGTCTAGTGACGAGTGTACAATAGGAACATACAGAGTTCTTTCTCCAAATACAAGTAATGATATTTTAAAAGTAGTTGATGAGGTTAAGAAGCAAATCCTAACTAAGATCGCTGCTGATAAAATAGACTATGCTATAAGTGAGTCTGGAACAGAACCTCCAGCAGAAGATAAATGGACTGATTTAGCACATTTACCTATTATTAAAGCTGGACAATTCCAATGGACCAGACGAACAGAGTATTATTCTGATGGGTCCACTCCAGTATCATATAGTATCGCTAAGTCTGAAGCTGCTCGTATACCAAAAATTGTGGAAACAAAGTACTTCTATCAATTAGGTCAAAATGGAAGTACTATACCTAGTGGTGAGTGGTTACAAGCAAGACCTACTGCTACTGAAGATAAGCCATATATTTGGACTAAAACAGTTGATATTTATGATACTCCAGATACACGTATAGAACATTATCAAGTTGTATTAGATGGTAAACAGGGTAAAAACGGTAGATCAATTGAGAAGCAATGTACCCAATATTATCTATCTACTAGTAAAGATGATGTAGTAGGTGGTTCATGGGTCGACAACAACGTTCCTATTAGAAATGTGAATACTTATATCTTTAAACGAGAGTATACTAAATGGAGCGATGGTGTTGAAAAAGTAACCGATCCTGTATTAGATGATTACCACAACAACCAGTATGATAACATTTCAACTTTATATCGTAATATAGAGTCTGATAGTACTCAATTGAAGACCCAACTAGGTAGAATTGAAAAGCTTGAATCTACAACTAGTGATTATGAGAGTATAAAGGAAAAGGTTAATGAAACCATTGTTACTTATTCGGATACAATCCAACAGTTTACTACAACAGTTAATGGTATTAAAGAGATAACCGGTGTAATTAAGACTAATGAGGATGGTATTAATATCGCTAAGCCTAATGACCCATCTGGTTTAACTAATCAGCTTGGTTCTAAGGGCTTTGAAGTAACCAAGCCCACTATTACAGGAGCTAGGGTTACAGTGTTAAAAGCAGATGAGCAAGGGGTATATGCAAGCTCGTTTAAAGCAGTTGACTCTATGTCTTTCGGTGCACATAAGGCAGAATTTTATAGAATGGATGAAATAAATGGTTCTAAGAATGTTGATGGGACTGGATATTTCTGGATAGGAGATGTTAAATAATGGCTATTAATAGTAAATGGTTACCAACCACAAGTAGTGGTAGTTTGTTATTGACGGCAAGCTGTAATGAGTTAAGTTATGACATCTCAACCAATACATCCAAGGTACAATGTAGTATCCAGATACAAAACCCAAACAACTACACAATGTATTCTGGGTATTCTCAACCGTATATTAAACTTACAGTACATACTACTAGTGACACTCCAGGATGGGCTAGTTGGGATGCTCAAACGAAATACATTCCGAATACTCCGGCCCATTTCGATGATTCTATTTATCTCGAATACAATGTTCCACATAAAGCAGATGGTAGTCTACAGTGTAGTGTAACTGCATCATTCTATGCTAATGGAGCATCGGCAGGTTATATTCCATCGGATAACCATGTTAACTCTGGAACAGTTGTGTGTACTAATATTCCTCGTGCTTCGAAAGTAGATTCTTATACTTTTGGTATTAATTGGGATGATTATTACAGTATTAAATACACAAAACAAGTTGCATCATATTCACAGCAATTAAAAATCTCAATACAAGGTGGTTCAGAAATACATAGAGTTCAAAATTATGTAAGTGGTACTAGGGTGACATTACCAAGTTCAGCAATAGATAAGCTCTGGGCGAGCTCTGCTGATAGAAATGAAGTTACTGTTGCAATGGTATTAGAGACATACAACGGTTCCGTCAAAATAGGAGAATCTCAAGCATATTCAAAAACCTTTGAGGTTAATGATCCACTTACAGTTACATATTCAATAGAAGAGGTGGCTCTTAAACCAAAAGGGGTTAAGGATAACGAGTTCGTAACATTACTTGGTTCTAAACGGATTAAGGTTACGGCTACTTGTGCTCATTCAAAACCAAAGATATTTGTGGAGTGCGGTGGTTCTACTAAAGAAAATATCGATTGCGTTTCAGGAACTCAGTATTCTTTTGATTTTACAAATCTGGCATCTGCTAACTATAAAGTATATGCAATGAATCAGAGACCAAACTCTACGGTTGTTTCAGTAGATACAAGTGGCACTTTAGTCAACTACTTCAAACCATCCATTGTATTATCGGATGTGGCTAGAATTAATGATACAGCTAGTAATGGTTTTATAAATCTGCAAGCAATTGTATTTGGTGGTAACATGGGTGCTATGTCTGGTGTAAATGCTACGTTTACGGTTTTAAAGAATGACAGTAGAATTATAAATGAGACAACCGCCATTAGTAATAATAGGCTCATTGTTAAAAAGCCAATATCGAATATTTCTTATAAGGAAAGATTTGAATTTAAGTTTCAGGTAACTGATGCTTTTGGCGGATCATCTAACATTGTAGTTTTCAGTTTACCAATTACGGTGCCGGTATTAAACTATGGAAAGAAACAGTTGGATGTACATCATATCTTAAAATTAGGAGATGATACAGAAACTGGTGTTCTAGCCTTTACTAAAGATAGTGGTATCAAATATGGCAAACTTATGCTTGACAATTCTAACTATCCATCCGGTCAGAACTTCTTCAAGATTGCAGAGTTCAAATATATTAAGGGTATAGCATATGACTGCCTCATGAAGGTATTTTCTGGATGGGGTTTAGAAGAGATTCGTATTAGGATGTCTGACGATGGTTCTAAATTAGTACAGGACCTTAACTCTTCGTATTACTTCGGAGAGTATAGATACGGTCTTCAAGTATTACAAATGAACAATAAAGGAATCGAGATATGGTATCATATTAATGGTGGAAATACTACCCTATGTGATATCACGTTAGAGTATTTCCAAAGGGATACCACTGGGTCTTATGCATATAACAACATAAAGGTCCTTGGTGAGTTCCCGTTTGCAAAGATACCAGATGCGACTCCTATCGGTAAAACTCCAGGGGCAGTATACACAACAGCGCTTAACAATAAACTATTGATGACTATGCCTGTTGGTACGTTATTGTATAATGATTCTAGCTCGTTTAATCCAATTCATTTATTTGGAGGAAGTTGGCATAAGATTAGTAATGTTGGTTGGAGGAGAGATTCATGAGTATAGTTTTAGAAACAAAAGATGGTAAGAAAATAAGTTTATTAGACCATAATGGATTATGGATTAGACTTTCCGTCAAAATGGAAGAACTTAATAGCTTATTCAAGAGCTTATCAAGGGATAATATGTATAAAGCAAAGGTTTTAATCGACAACCAACCAACGTATGAGTTTGGATATGTTAATTTAGAGTCGTGCACTTTGGAATTTGGATCTCAATTGATTGCAGGTTTGGTATTCAAAGAGATCCCAGTGTCTGAGATCGAATTATCTGCAGCACGTGAGAAAGCCGAAGCAATGCGTAATGTATTCCTTATAGGTATGAATTATGCTGCTCCTGAGGATGTCGTTAGATGGTGTAATGAACTAGATAGTTGGCGTGATAGTAAATACCCATACAAGAAGGGTGAACGATTTAAATACAATGGTAAACCGTACGAGGTTATTATGAACTTAGTTACGGATCCGTATCAGACGCCCGATAAGCAAAAAGCTTTATATAAAGAAATTACAAAAGAAAACAAACCTATCTACCCAGAATGGACTAATGGTATTGTTGCCAAGAAAGGCGAACGATACATCTATGCTGGAGATATATGGGAAAACACTTGGGACGATAACTATAGAGCCCCAGGTGGATTAGGTTGGAAGAAAATATAGAGGAGGTATTTAAAATGAATGC